CGCTGCCCTCGAATGGGAAATTAACCAAATTAAGACTTTGGGCTCAAACTGGAAAGAAGCTCTTCAAACTGGCGCCGGTGCGCCTCAAGGTGGTATGCCTGGAGCAGGCTCTGGAGCAGGTCTACCCGGTGGTATACCAGGATTTGGCCCTGGTCCTGGCGGCGGGCTTGAAGGTGGTGGAGGGGAAGGACCTGAGGCTGGTCCAGAAACTGGTGCCGGGGCAGCGGCTGGGGCACCTGGCCCGACTCCGGTACCGTCAGGTACTCCTAGTGCTCTCCCAAAAGCTTAATTAGCCCATAAAGAACATCGGCGGCTCCTGAGATTCAGAAGTACCCGTCATTAGTTCTTTTTCTAATTCAGCTTTTTCTTGGCGACCTTGGGACATCAATTCCTGATACTGTATTGTACCACTACCGAACAATTGCGTACCACCGTATTTGCCACGGGTATTAGCTACAGATATTTTTATGAGGGCTTTTGCGTATTCCATTACCCATCGCTCTTTAACTAAGTCTTTTATTGGGCGTTCTAAATAAACCCCAATTGCTGCATAATATGTACCGTCATTTTTTAAAACAGGGTCTGGTGTTATTCTTAACACCTGTGTGCGCGGATCAAACCGGCAATATTTTTGCATCGCAAAAAGCTTTTCTCTCGTCTTAAGCCAGTCCTTAAGAACGTGCCAAGTAATAAGATCGAATGCTTTACTACCAAGAGAGTACGCGAAATGCATTTGTTGAGCTAGACTTTGCTCAATAGTAAATAGAGTGTTTACCCCGTCATTAGTACCTTCAACAAAATTGTATATACCAATACATTTTCTATAACTATCTAAATCATAATCCCACCCGGATTGAAAAGTAGATGTAAGAGATGCTACGTCTGGTGTGTTGTTAATTAAAGTATCAATTTTTATACCTTGATTAGCAGTGTACAAACCACTATTAAAAATCAAAATTTCTTCCGTACCAGGGGTAAAGCGCGTGAATTGTTCTATAGCATACGCAATCATGTCATACGCTGCATTACAAGCAACTTCAAGGTTAATTAAAGGGGCCCCTAGCTGAAAAAATATACGCTCAGCTAACATATCATAGCTCTGGATACGATTGTTTAGATTAGTTGAGAGAAAGGCTGATGGGCCAACAGTAGAAGTTGGTAATGGCATACTATTACTTAGTCTACTTTCAGTACCTTAAATAGCGTTTTTGCAACAGTATCTGCATCTACAAACGCATCAGCTCTATATGTAACCGTCTCGTGCCACCAGATTAAAAATTGATCTTTTCTTAAATAGCTTTTATCTTTCAGTAAATTTATATTACTAGGATATCCGAAATGTTTAGGGTCGGATTGACCAAATATAACAATACCATTGGGTATATTGTAATATGTACAAAAATGCTGTAAAAAGTTATCTACACATAACCATGCATTGCAGGACTTAGCTAACTCTAATAACTCTTTCGGTTCTAAGCTATGCGCAAGATGAGTAACTCCCTTTATTATTTCTTCTCCTTTAGCACCAACCTGTATTATTTCTATACCGGGTAATTTATTTTTAATAATCTTTATTACATCTTCCCAATAAGGATAATTTTTAGGATTAGGCTTATCAGCGGGTAATTTTTGCGAAAATGGACTTATTAAAATTTTCATAGATACATTTTTTTATAGGCCTCAGTTAGACTGCCTTTAAAATTATTATCAGCCATAAATTTATATATATTGTGCTGATCTGGGTCTATATGGCCTCGTATATCCCCTAGACCCGCTATAGTTATATTCTTCTCTTCTATATCCCAAAACGCGTCTTGGTAGCAAGCTCCAATAATAATTTTTTTATTACTATACTTTTTTGCTATATCAAATAATACTTTTTTGAAAGCATAATGGTCTCCGCGCCCGCTATCTAAGAATATAAATTTATACAGATTAGTTTTAACATTCCATTCTTTTAGTTTTTTATAAAATATTTTTTCATCATGATCAAATAATGCTTTTTCATTATGAGAACGTATTCCACCGGCCCCATATCGCATATGCCATGTGTTAAGTCCGCATACGGCTAATAGTTTCCAGCCTTTGCGGTGCATTTCATACGTAAAAAGAGTCTCTTCTCTATGACCAACTCGAGATAATTCTAAGTTAAAGCCATATTCTGCAGCACATCTTCTATAAAGAAAATTACTTCCTTGCAGATGCTCAACCTCAACTATTGAAAGTTTATCTGTAAAATTCCATTGTACGTTAACCCCGAGAAAAACATCTGCAATAGTATTTGAAGCAATTTTGGTACTAAATATATTTTTAGGGTCAAGTATAGATGGACCTACCGCCCCTATTTTTGAGTCTGCAGTAATAGTTTTATATAAAGTCTGTAAAACATTAGCCGGAAGTATATTGTCATCATCTATACGCCAAATATACTCTTCTTTATTGCTAATTCTAGCATGTTCGTGGTTATGTATCTGACCTTTACGCTGTCCAGGTATCCAATACCACATTATACCGCTGTTTAATAATCCTTGTAGTAAATTTTTATATATTTCATTTTCGCGTGGATCTTTTAATTCATCGTTATCATCATATACTATAAGTTTGCAAGGCTTATAAGTAGAGCAAAGTATAGAAGTAATAACAAGGGGCAGTGTAGTATCAGTACGATTTTTAGTGGAAACCGTAGCTATAACATCTTTGAGAATCATTTTTATATATTACAGGGTTTGTAACAAAATACAAGAGTTGCATAGCTTTTTACAGTGGAATACATAAGTATAACTAAATGCTACTTAAACTAATAACTCAAACCCCAATAACTGAAGGGCTTGACTATCTTATAGAGGAAGGTAATAAGGATAAACCTGCTAATATTTTTATATCCGGGGTGTATATGGTAGCAAATGAAAAAAATAAAAACAACCGTATATATAGTTCTGAAGAGATGGCTCAAGAGGTAGCACGCTATAATGAAGAATTTGTAAGAACGAATAGAGCTTTAGGTGAACTAGAGCACCCGCAGAGCGCATCAGTAAATAGTGAAAGAGCCTGCCATTTAATTACAGAACTGAGAATGGATGGCAATACAGTAAAAGGTAGAAGCAAAATTCTGCGCACGCCGCTTGGAGAGATTATGCGTACCTTAATACTTGATGGTGTAAAAATGGGTATGTCGTCAAGAGCACTAGGCACTTTAGAAGATCGTGGCGGGGTTAACTATGTAAAAAACATGAAACTAATTTGTGTTGACGCTGTAGCTGATCCATCTGCGCCAGGTGCGTTTGTAAATGGTATTCTAGAATCAAAATCTTTTATTTTAAAACAAGATGGACGCTTAGAAGAAGTGTTTGACACTCTTGAAGGCAAACTATCCAATTTACCTCGCAAAGATGTAGACAACTATTTACGGGAGCAAATTTTAAACTTTATTAACGCTTTAAAGTAATATGAATCAAAAACAACAAATTACAAAATTTATCAAGCATGTTGCCAGTAACGATTATTCCACTGCCAGCACGCTTTTGAAGACTATAATTAGAGAAAAGTTAAAAAATCGTATCCGTAAAGCTGATAAAGATATAGAAAACGCAACCTCAACCCCAAAAAACAACCAGTAACTAACTAAATATTTGTAACAAGCATGAGCAAAGACATTACATCTCTCTTAAAAGAAGCTACAAAGGACCTTCTTACCGACGAAACTTTAAAAACTCTTACCGAAGCTTTTGATACAAAAGTAGAAGAAAAAGTTTCTCTAGCTGTAGAAGCAGCTCTTGTAAAGCAAGACGAAGATTATTCAGCAAAATTAGAAAAAGTATTAGAAGCTATTGATGCTGATCACACCTCTAAGCTTGAAAAGATCGTCGGTCGTATCGATGAAGCTCATGCTGCAAAATTTAAGCACGCTCTTAGCACTATCGACAATGTTCATGCTGCAAAGCTGCAAAAGCTTGTAAAGCTTTATGAGAACGCCTTAAGTAAGGAAGCTAATTCGTTCAAGAATACAGTAGTTGAAAATGTTTCCAATTACTTAGAGCTTTACCTAGACAAAACGATTCCAGTACAACAAATACAGGAAGCAACTCAAAACACACGTTCCCGTAAAATTGTTGAAGAGATTAAGCGTCTTGTAAGTCTCGATGAAACTTTTGTTAATGAGCATGTTAAAGAAGCTTTAATCGACGGCAAACGTCAAATCGATGAAGCTAATAATAAGCTAAACGAAGCTAACAAGCAAGTACAGCTTTTACAAGAAAAAGCTGCAAATACAGAAAAGAATCTTCTTTTAGAAAGAAAAATTGCAAACTTACCAGCTCCTAAGAAAGCATATATGCATCGCGTACTTGCTGAAAAGAGTGCAAGTTTTATAGAAGAAAATTTTGAATACGTATCCGAAATGTACGAAAAGAAAGAAGATGAAAATCTTCAAACTCTTAAAGAATCCACAACTCCTAAAACAAGAGGTGCGGATGTAAACAAAGTTGTTACAGAGAGCAGAAAAGGAACTAAGTCTTATAGCTCTGCAGAAACAGATGACGGTGAGACATATGTTGCAGAGTCTTATGTATCTCTTTTCAAAAATAAATTAGTTTAATAAATCAGATTTTTCTTTCAAAAGCCCCGGAAACGGGGCTTTTTTTTGTAAGTAATACCATACGTTGAAGCACTGATAAGTGCTTGAGAAAGTTAGAGAAAAAACAATTAATAAGTTATGAAACAAATTAAACCATCACAATCATACATCGATCGTGATCGCGCAGGCCAGCTTCTTAAGAAGTGGGCCCCATTGCTCGAGCACGCCGATGATGCTACCCCAGCAATTAAGGACGACCACACCAAGCTAAATACCGCTATCCTTCTTGAGAACCAAGAAAGATGGTGCTTTGAAGCCAATAACGCCGGCAACGGCGGTGTATTCGGCACGCTTCAAGGTGCTCCTGGTCAAGGCGGTCTCCCATCCAGTGACTTCTACGCTACTGGTGACGCCCGTCTACCAAAGATCCTCATTCCGATGATCCGTCGTACCTTCCCAGAGCTTATCACCAACGAAATCGTAGGCGTACAGCCAATGAGCGGTCCAGTTGGTCTTGCATTCGCTCTTCGTTATAAGTACGATTCTCAGCCACTTGGTGCTACAGCACTTGACAACGGCTACGGCTCAGCTTCCAATACCCCAACAGGTTGGACTGTAGCTTCTAGCGGTACTGAAGTCGGCTGGAACTACCTCAACACTCGCTTCACTGGTACATCTGCTGCTTATCTCTCCGGAGACGCATCAAACTTCCCATTCGTAGCTGATGACCGCGGTATCGCCCAGCTCTTAAGTAACTTCGAGTTAACCAGTAACATCCCACAGATGGTCGTATCTTTCGAGAAGACCGCTGTTGAAGCTGGTACCCGTCGTTTAGCAGCTCGTTGGTCCGTTGAACTTGAGCAAGACCTCAAGAACATGAACGGTATCGACATCGACAATGAGCTCACCAATGCAATGAGCTATGAAATTCAAGCTGAAATTGACCGTGAAATGGTAATCCGTATGTGCCAAATCGCCCTTAACGGCGGTTCTGGTCAGGGTTATTCTTTCTGGTATGCAGCTTCAGCTGATGGCCGTTGGTTAGGTGAACGCAACCGCGACTTCTATGCTCGCGTAATTGTCGAAGCTAATCGTGTTGCTATTCGTAACCGTCGTGGTGCAGCCAACTTCATCGTTGCTACCCCACGTGTTTGCGCAATGCTTGAAATGCTTCCAGAGTTCCAATGGTTCTCTGTACAAGGCAATGTAAACACCCAGCCAGTTGGTATCGCTAAGGTTGGTACTCTCGGTGGCCGCTTCGCCGTCTACCGTGATACACGTACTGAAGCCCAGTATCAAGTAGGAACCCGCGCTGCTCCTCTCGAGTACGCCCTCCTTGGTTACAAGGGTGCTGAGTATTATGACACTGGTATCGTATACTGCCCATACATTCCTGTATTGGTACAACGTACCGTTGGTCCTAACGACTTCAGCCCACGTGTTGGTCTCATGACCCGTTATGGTGTCATCGATCACATCTTCGGTGCTCAGCTCTACTACCACCTCATTATTGTTTCCGGTCTTGGTACAGCTTTTGTACCTGGTACTGGTGCAACCTTCCTCTAAGAAGGTCATACCTAATAGGTATTCTAAAAAAGAACCCGCCGAGAAATCGGCGGGTTTCTTATTGTATATATAGTAAGTATTGTCGTGCCGACACTTCCTCCAGTAACGGTTAATTATCCTGAGTTTGCTTCAAGACTTGCAAACGCAATAATTTACCCAGATTCAACAGCGTACCCTGCGACATCAACCGTACAAGTACAGACCCGTTTTGACAGCGATAATTTAACAGTAGTTCCAACCGTATCTACAACTTACATTTACCCCAAGACCGCTTTATTAGTTTCTGATATAAGCACTAATGAATCAAATAGTAGCCCGTTTGGGGATAATGCGGCAACTGATGCATTTGGTAGACTAAGAGTTGGTATACCTCAGACTTTATTTGATAGCAAAATGTTGTATGACAACCTACCGTTCGTATTCGACGAGCAAGTTAATTTAGGTTCAAGTACTTTTGTACCAGGAGACAGCCTTGTTGTTATGTCAACATCTGCAGCGAGTGGTTTTGTAATAAGACAGTCAACTGCTCGCTTTAACTACCAGCCAGGCAAAAGCATGTTTACAAATTTAACTTTTGTAGCAGCACCAGAAGCTAATGTTATAAAAAGATTAGGGTTATTTCAAGGTTTATCTGCCTCTCCTTATACACCATCAGACGGGTTTTACTTAGAAATAGGACCAGACGGTCCAAGTTTTAATATAGTAAAAACCCAAGGCACATTAAATACAGTAACTGTACCTCAATCGAGTTGGAA